TTGCTCCACCTAGCGATATTCCAATCTTCTGGCCAAGCTCTCTAAAGTTAGCTTCCTGCATAACTTGCTCTGGACGGATGTCGGTCATGGTTAGGGCAAGCGAGTGCAACGTCCGGAAGTAAATCAGGTCTTTCTTGGCGTCCAGCCCGAAGCGTTCCGCAGCGCGTTCCTTGGCCTCGTTAGCCGCTTTACGTGTAAAGGCTAGGAAAGCAATACGGTGGGGGTGTGTGCCCGCAGCCAGAGCCTCGTCCACCATGTTCAACAGCGTGGTCGTTTTGCCTGTGCCGGGAGGTCCAAATATCCTAAACATCTTTAGACGTTTCACGTTTGTATATTTGTTGGACGCGCTGTTTTGAGATGCCGAACCACTTGGCAACCGCCGTCATGGTGACGCGCTGTTCATCGATGAGGCGCACAATCTCTGCATTACGCATAGCTTTTAAAACGTTCGTCATTAGAACGGAGCCTCTTCTTGTGACCCAAACTGTGGCGGATCAATGTTGATATCCACATTGTCGAAAGATGGTATCTGCCAAACACGGACGGCACGGCCCTTAATCTTCATCACAAGGCTACTGCCGTTGATGTCCCGTAGGCGCTGGGCGATGCGGTGCGATTTATATTCGAAGAACTTATTCTTCTTCAGGAAGTTTTCGAAGTCTTTGAGCCGGAAGTACGTGATGTTCATCTCGTCATCGGTCCAAGGCTTGCGCAACAGGATTTCTTCTTTGTCCTGTGCCACCTGTAGGTGGGCGCAAAACTCCTCCAAATAATCGTAGAACTGTCCGCTTATACTTGCGTCCTGTGCCACTTCGATGATGGCGCTTTCGTTATCCTTCATTTCGCTCAACAAGGTGCTGATGCGGCCTTCCCATTGGGGCTTGGCAACTGAGCGCGGCATGAAGTTAAGCTGCTCCATACATGCTTTTTGGAACGTCATCTGGTTCATCAGGGCGTCAGTGTCCATTTCTAGCGGCTCGCCGTTAACGTCCATAAACCACACTGGTGGAGTAGAGTTATACTTTCGGAGGTTCGCGATTGTAGCCCCTGCTACCGCGGCTCCTATGCCGAACTTACGTGTCCGACATAGGTCTTTGTTGCAGTGCGAATTGATCGGGGAGTCAGAACATTTGTACGCGTAATCTTTTCGCTCTACTTGTTTGGCAACAACGTTTACCTCTGAGAGTGGCAGTGGCGGAGATATGTACTCCATGTTGAAGCGCAGTATTTCGGACTCCCAGCTATCTGGGTACGCTTTCCGTAAGTAAACGCCGATGTTAAATAAACCATTGTTACGTCCTCCTTCGCTGATGCCTGATTTGCACAGGATTTGTAGACAGGGCGGACCGTCCTTGAGTAGGTTGGTTTCGCCGCCACCCACTACTTGTAGCTTAACAATTTGTTCAGGCGTTTGAACATGTTTTTCGTATAATTCAATAAATTCTTCTAACGTCGCAGACGTGCCGTCATCTAAGAAGCCGTAGCGCAGACCGTCTTCATGGTCGTAGTACGGCAGATTAAGGAAGTTACCTACATCACCACGGTCAAGGTGTAGCCTTATCTGCTTTGGGAATATTTCGCTTTCGCCATATCCGAGGGCCGCGGCTATCGATTGCAGGGCCTTCTGCATATCTTTGGCGTCTGTCCAATCGCTTGCGAACAAGAAGCAGTGCGCTCCGCCTGATTTAGAGCGGCACACTACCATTGGTATTTTTAGTTTACGGATTTTATTGACAAGAACTTTGTGGTCTAGCGGGTACTGATCGATATCAATACACCCCCACTTACAGCAATTGTCTTCGTTAATCGGTATGATGCCTAGTCCTGCACCTTTGCCAGAGAGGTGGTTGTCCCACAACTTCTGGTCCCGCGGTTCCCGTAGGATGCCCGCTTTGCCTTTGGCTTTGCCACCGGCACCTGTGTTCTCAATTTTAAAGTAGCCGTAGGCCTCTTTTAAACCATCAAAGATGGCCATAAATTTATCTGCTGACATTATTGCCCCCGCCCGAAAGAAAAACGGCGGGGCACAATTACCCCGCCGCGAACACTACTTAAAACGGTATATCGTTCGAAGTTTGTGTTGCTTCATCGTCCGAGTGTTTCACAACAACCTCACCAGCGTTAATGCTTGCTGCAAATTCTTTAGCGCGTGTATACATGTGTGCTTCGGACACGGGGCCCGCTACAGACATTTCCCACCCGTGCCATGACCCCTTGGAGTTTTCTTCTCCAATTGTTTTCAAGTCATAGACGTAGGCAAACCGCGGTGGTGTGAAGGGTCCTTTCGATCCCATCATTGAACGTGACGCCATGATGCTGTTCCACTTACGCGACTTTTTAAGCTGCGTAGATTTCATAGCAATTAGGGCTGTTTCCATTGAGCCGTCTTCCGAGAGCAAGACAACAAAGTGCTGGTGCGTTTCTTCGATGTATTCACCAGAGCCGTCCATTACATAGTCTTTGTTATCCTCCTTGGAGCGTTGCACCTCTGGGCGCTTGTCCGCGGGGGTGTAGATCGCGGTTGGCGCACCGCTCCCAACGCCCCGTGGAGCCCACTGGATGAACCTGCGCTGATACGCGCACGGGATGACCTGAATACCTGTCTTGCCCTTGTAGAGGGCTCCTGTGACGGTATTATAGATGTCCCCCTTGCGGGCATCCTCATTAACGTCCAGTACCGGATCATTTCCAGACAGAACTTTTAGAAATGGCAGGGCAAGGTCTTCTTGACCCAAATCCTGTAATCCATTACCGGCGTCTTCTTCGAACATCGCAGGGTTAAACTCCACGATTTCCGCTGTTTCTTTTTTTGCAACTTCTTTTGACTGTGCCATATTATTTACCTCTCTTAATGACTGCGCGTTGACCAACATAAGCTCCGAATAATTCCATCGGAAACTCTTCTCCTGCCTCGCACCTTTCTTTCACAAACGCCCGTAGGGTCTGCGGGTGAATTTCGGTTTTCTGCGTAGGCACAAAACCTTCTTGTTCAGCAAAAGCTGAAAAAGCGTTGGCTTTATCGTCCTCGCCACGGCCGAACTGGCATAAGACAGTATTTTTAATAATGTCATCGTACCCGTTATCCCGTAGCCAGTCGTAGGCTTGCGGACGATTGTTTACCAGTATGGAGGCTCCATACGTTTGTTTGACCTGAACGGTAGAACCGTCATCCAAGGCAAACGAAGATATGCCTATTTCTGCAAGCATCGCAGGCATGTCTTCATCCGTGAACTTCAAAAGCTCTTTCTTCAAACTCTTGGCTAATTGCTCAAGGTTTTCAATCTGTGCTTCATGGTCACGGATTCTTCTGGCCAACTCCGCCACCGTTTGGAGGCCTTGTTGATCTATCTTTTCGACAGAAGAGGCGATAGTGTCCTCAAAATCTTCTTCCATCATTTTTAGTACGTCGTCACTCATTCCGAGTCTCCTTCGTGGTTAAAGGCACCTATCGGGCCTTGACAATTACAGATAATATCTTATACTCTGCACTTGTCAAGCAGTTTTTAAGGAAAATAAAATGCGTGGATTTGATTACAAGACCAATCCGTATGACCACCAGAGAAAAGCGTTAGAAGCTTCGTGGGCCGAGGAGTATTATGCACTGTTTATGGAGATGGGAACAGGTAAAACCAAAGTTGCTATTGATACCATGGCGGTTCTTTACGAGGCTGGCAAGATCAATGCGGCTTTAGTCGTTGCGCCCAAAGGGGTTTATGACAACTGGGTCCAGAACGAAATCCCCGCGCATTTACCGGACCGGATCGAACGAACCTTGCTGCGTTGGACCCCCGCTAAGACAAAACGTATGGAAATAAACTTGAAAGACTTTATTGTCGGGGACCTTAACGGCATTAAAATATTTGTCATAAACATAGAGGCGTTCTCTACGTCTCGGGGTACAGATGCGGCAACGGCCTTCCTGTACCAAAATCCCAACAATATTGTGATAGTGGACGAAAGCACCACCATCAAAAACCGCAAAGCCGCGCGGACAAAAAACATTGTTAAGTTGCAAGAGTATTCAAAGTACCGCCGCATCCTGACAGGCTCCCCTATTACTAAGAGCCCCATGGATTTGTTCAGCCAATGCGATTTTCTTAAGAACAAGGCGCTGGGGTTTAACAGCTACTTTGCTTTTCAAGCGAGATACGCAAATATCCAGCAACGGACCATGGGGCACCGCAGTTTTCAACAGATCGTAGGATACCGCCGGTTAGACGAACTTTCGGAAAAGTTAGACACTTTTAGCGACAGGGTTTTGAAACAGGATTGCTTAGACCTACCCGAAAAGGTTTATGTCCGTCGGAACATAGAGTTTACTCCCGAACAAAAGAAACTTTATACGCAGATGAAGAAGCTGGCGTTAGCAAAGCTTGAAAGCGGGGAGCTTGCCACAACGGCCAGTGTCCTGACGCAGATCATGCGCCTGCAACAGATATGCTGCGGGTTTCTAAAACCCGACGATGGCGAAATAGAAACCATTCCAAGCAACCGTTTAAAAGAATTGTTGGAACTTTCTGACGAGGTTCAGGGCAAAGCTATAATCTGGGCCACTTACACGCACGACATCTTGCGTATTGAGGAAGAGTTAAAGCTCCGGTTTGGACCGGACTCGGTAGCCACTTACTACGGCGGTACGCCACAAGATCAACGCCAAGAGATCGTCACACGGTTTCAGGACAAGGCTGACCCCCTGCGGTTCTTTGTTGGTCAACCGCGAACCGGTGGTTACGGCATTACCTTGACGGCTGCCAACACCGTGATTTACTTTTCTAATAGTTACGATCTGGAGATTAGGTTGCAATCCGAGGACCGCGCACACCGGATCGGGCAGACAAACAAGGTAACTTATATTGATATGGTTTCGCCCGACACCATCGACGAAAAGATATTGCAGGCGTTGCGCAGTAAAATTGATATTGCGGGGCAGGTTTTAGGTGAAGACGCAAAGGACTGGTTGAAATAATGACTAAACAAGAACAAATATTAACAACCCTCGAAAACAGGCTGTCAGGCCTTCTTGCGGAGACTGAAAACCGCAACCGGCTAGGCCTCAAGCAAAAGCTTGAGGAAATCCGTAGTCTGCTAGAAATGCTGAAGGCTAGTTTATAGCCTG